GGGTAAAGTACAATTAGCTTGAGTTTAAGGTTTAGTTCCTGCTTTAGCGATCGCCTGATCCCGCAGGATCGAGAGGTTTCCGGTTTTGGCCGGTGCCCACCTTGCAAACTGCGGTTGGGTCGACATGGGATTTCATCCCGGGGCGTGGACTTACGTCTACTACGTTTACGCGCCCGTACGGGATCTATCTTCGGCTCACCAGGAAGCGACTCCTGGGACACGGTTGCTTGGTTGACAACAACGTCATCATCTACCATCACAATTCCCTCTTTCGGCCGGGTTTCAGCAATTTCGGCGAATTTAGGTGGATGGAAGATGGTGGTGGTGCTGGCACTACCCAACCACTCGTTGAATTTGTCAACGTCAAAACTTGGGATGTCTCGGTGGACAATTTCCCAAGCCCACTCGACCTCCTTGTTAGGGTATTGTAATGTACCATCCAGATCTGGATGTACACTCCAAATGCCCACACAATTCAGGAATTTATGACGTGGAAACAATTCTAGGACTTTCTTTACGAAAGGCCCGATGATTGGGGTGTTGGCATCACTAAGATAAAGGGCGTAGGATTTATCATACAGCTTCTGCGCTGCCGTGATACGACCTGCCAACCGCACGGTTACATGAAACTTGGACATAGCCCGTTTCACGTCACATACAGTTGACAAGTCCTCCAAGGTCTCACAATTCCATACATCCGGACTATAAAATCTGGATAGAAATGTGACCCCTAAATGGCCCCTATCTACACGTTGGCAAGTCAAAACCTGACCCATGTCTCGAGCCTTACGGCTCAAGAGACTGGGCAGGACATCAGCGGTCAGTCCGTCATCACCTCCACAAATACCTATGTTTGCGAACGATTCCTCGACAGTATAATACTTTCCACCACATTTCGTGCCTCGGTAAGCGAGGAACATTATAAATGCGGTGAGTATAGTATTAAATATCGAGGTTTCCGGTGATCCGGATAACCGACTAGTGCCTGTTTCATAAGCCACACCAAATTTGGTGCGACCTCGCAGGCCATACTGTTGTTTCCATGTGTCAATCACAAAATTGACATCATCTCGATGAAACACTGATGTCAGCAACAGTCGCTCAAAGTAGCGCACTGCAGGAGAAATACGACCGTCCATACGACTAAAGTCCGTCACTAAAACGAAGTTAGCCCTACGGCATATTGCCCCTACACGTGCAGCGACACCGGCTGGTGTTCGACCGAACGAGTACCAATTCATATTCTTGATAGCGTCGGTCAAGGGATAGCAAACCCGTGAATAATCACGTTTGACTGGCCCACACAACTGGCTGATATTGCGTGGATCATTAACACTGGGGTAGGCCTCCTTCTTCATAAATGAATTAGTGGCGTCCACACCTTGTTCATGATCCGCTCGATGCAGTATGGCCTGTTGGGTGGGTTTGGCTTGTCTATCGTACACTTCGTCGATGTCGCACAACCTTAACTCATGTACCCCCATCTTCTTCAACTGATTAATAAACTCATCAGCTCTACGCCTGACATTGTCCGTCATAACTGTGTTATCTCGGACATTATTCACGCGCGTCGTGATGAGTCGTTTATCATTATTGATACAATCAGTGGGTACAAAAGCTCCATGGATTATTGGGTCCATGAATGCGATCATTGCTGGTTTGACTTCCAAATCAAGCTCAGCGATCCTGTCAGTCCATTGGAAAGAGCGGACTCCTTCTGCAGTATTAGATACCACGTCAGGTCTCAACGCTCCGTCCATTTCGCGGTGGTACTTGTGCAACACCTCAGCTCCTAAAACATCACCGCCGTAAATATCCAATTTGGTCTTTACGGCCGCCAATGTTAGTTTAGTAGATGAGGTGTCTTTAGCGCATGCTATAGCGCTATCTGCAGACCATGGCACGGATGACGATATATACTGGCCTATCAAGCCAGTGTGTACCATCATCCCTTGTGCAGTGTTGGTCTGCATACGCAAGAAGTCAC